AACTAGCCCGCAAGCCCCATTGGCTAAGGCTTACGGGAGTGGCGGCGGCTCCGGTGGCTGATACCCACCCGGAATGGGCGATTGCTCATACAGAGCCGCAGTCTCGCCCGGTATCGCGTCGTTCCGTATCAGTTCGTGATTGGTCGCCGACGCGTAGGGCGTGGCGGGCTGCACGGTTGGCGGTTCGTCGCCGGTCGCCTGTTGCTCTGGCGTGCCAGCCGTCTTATGCACGGTATCATACATTTCCATCACGTCTTCAGGCGGGTCTTCAAACTTGTCACGCAACGCCGCCCGTTCATCCCGGCTCAGGTTCTGCCACCACGCAAGAGCCTGTTCCTGCGTTGCCGGTTTCAACGCACCATTCTCTTCGTGCGTCTCCATATACGCCGCGAGAATATCATCGTTAGTTGGTGCATACGGCGAAGTGAACTTGTCGCGGAAAGGGTCTTGCTCAGTGTTGGTGAGATTGTACCACCACTGCTCAGCCTTCTCCATATTGGCATCCACCGTGCTGTCTTTCACGGTGGTCTTATTCTTTGTCGTCCCTTTTGCTGCCATGGTCTTCTCCTATCGGGCTGCTCCGCCCATCAACTGACCAGCTTTCAGATACAGTCCCTCCATAAGCTTAACGGCTTCGGGGTGTCCCGGTTCCGTCTTGTTCATGTAGGTTTTTTGAAAGGCTTGATCCATGGTCTTCTGCATGATCGTGGCTTTGGCCTGTTCCGGTGTCATGTTTGCCGGGTCTGTTACGCCACCGCCGCTAGGTCCGCCGTCCATGAACTTACCCTCTCCTGATAGCTTACCAATCGTTGCCAGTAGTTTGATCACTGGCGCTATGCCGATGTGTTGCTCAACCACTGCCATGTCGGCATCGCTGAACCCGGCTCTGTCTAAAGCCGCCATGATCTGGCGACCTTTGTTCAGGTTGGCGTCGAAGTCGCCTTTCCATGACGTTTTCAACTCGTTGACGGCTGCTTGGCCTTGCTCAGCCTGCGACTGTGCGGCCTTCTCATTGGCCTTCTGCACAAACGCATTCCATTCCGTGACCATAACGCCTTCGACGGCTTTGGGCGACAGACCCAGCTTGAACGCAAGGTTCTGTCCAAACTCCACCATCTGTGGGTCAGCCTTGTCGCCCCACTTGACATCCTTATAACCCGTTGGGTCTTTGGGTCTGCCCAGCTTCTCATAGACCGCATTCCAATCCTCTGGCTTCGCATTCTCGTCTGGAATGCGAACCATCTTACTGTCGTCGCGTGATGCATTAACCCGCTCTAGTTCCGCATATGACGTTGCCACGACTGACGGGTTCGCATACTTCTTTGAACGGAATAATTCCTTTGCCGCGCCATCTGGTAAAGCCGTTTCGTACCACGGCTTGTCGCCGACAGTCCAAATCTGGCCTTCAGGCAAACCAGACCAAGGCGCAGTTGGCCCCGCATCAGTTCCACCAGCCCCACCGGTTCCCCCACCGTTGCTTGGTACACCACCACTACTCATGTCTTACCCTCACTTAGCAGTTCCCATAGCTCGTCAAACTGCATAGTCGTGTGTTGAACTATACGCATATGTACCTCGTTACGCCCAGTGAGTAACGCGTGAACCCTTGCATCCTCGTTCCATGGGGTCGTCCCGCCCCTACAAAACTTTCGTAGATCAGCCAAAACAAAAGCAGCATCGCCAGCAATAGGCCGGTCAGAAAATAGGCGTATGTAGGCACCTTGCCTCGCTCTGAGTGCAGCTTGCGTCCTTGCTGTCTCGTCTTCCACCTTCTCGCGCGTAACGCTATGCGCTGTGGCCACGTCAAAGGGGTCAAGGGGGTCTGCCAGTTCAAGACTATCTTCAGCCACCAGCTAACCCCGGCTGTGCTTTGATCCCTGCCGCCGCCACCGTCGCCCCGGCTGGCGCAACGTCCACGGCTTGCTGTTGCTGCTTGGCCTGTTCGCGTTGATCCCTCACTGCCTGTAGCTCTTCCGGCGTGTGCATCCAACGCGTTGGTACGCTGCGATGCTCGGCCAACTCCGGTATTGCCACGTCAAAATTATAGTGGTCCAAGGCTGATGGATCACCGGTCGCCGAAGCAACTTCGATGCTTGACTGTACCATGTACAGGAACCCAGCATCTTCTTCAGCATGGAGGCCCTTGGCCAGCGGCGACGTGTAGATGATCTCATACTCGCCCTTCGCCTCGATCAGTTCCGGGGGCATGGGGGGCAGCATGTGAGGGGCGTTCTCGTTGATCAGGACGAGCGCACGCTCGACTTCCGGCCCCAGTAGGCCCGACTGTAGCCGCCCCATGGTTGGAGCCGCCAGAGCCGCCTTCTCGGCCACGCGTTCGATGACTTCGGTAGCCGTCATTTCGGGCGTGTCCATGAGAATTTGGAAAAGCGTCACCAAGAACGCGTCGTTGATATCGCCACGCTCGTCAGCCAGTATCTCTTTGGCCGGATTAAGATCGCCTGTCTCCAACGCGTGGACAAGAGGCGCTCCTTGCGCGTTGACTGCGCCATAGTTTACGAACCCCGGCGTTAGACCCAGCCGTCCACTCAATACCCCGTCGTCCGATGCAAGAAGTGTCGGGTCAGCCTTCTTCTGGCTGAGCCGTAGCATACTTTTCTTCATTGCATTCACTGATCCCATGGCAGGCGAACACTGTTGCGCTGGCGAGAAACCAAATAAACCGCCCGGCTCTGTCGCCGTCCTAGGTACGAGATAAGGAAAGCACGCAAACCCGTCTTCCGGCCCCACATACTCAGCGTCTTCCACACTGATAAAACAGCCGACGAATGGGTGACGATCGGTAGTGATGCTCTCCGGGTCGTACCGTCCGAGATTGCGCGGAAACACGGCATGTACAATTTCAAAGAAGCGTGTATTGCTCGGGACTGCCTTCGCAAGTTCAGCCTTGATTGCTTTCGGGAGGTCTTCGTGTCTGAACTCTTTTTGTAGTTGCGTGGCCGTGCGCCAAAGCCTGACGAACATCGTGTCAATTATGCCATCCCCGTCTGCAAGTGGGAACATATCGCGCAGCGGCATAGCCTTGTAAGCCAATCCACCACGCATGTCGTACGACTTCTTGGTACGCCATTTCATCCTTACGGGCGCAGTGCCATAACAACCAAGTCCGAGATACGTTTCATCCACAGACTGGGAGAACATGGCTCGCGGATCATAGCGTAGTTTAAATAACGTATCAGTAAGGGCGTCGAAATAGGCTCTGACGTTATATTGCTCACGGAGGTAGGGGTCTGAGGCTGTGAGCCGTTCCCATTTGTGTCCATCCGGCGTAGCCAGCCTACGGAGAATGGCTGACCATTTGGGGAGCGCCCTTGCGGCCGTTGCATCATAGGCATAACGCTTTACATCCCTTGAACTAGGGTTAGTGATTGCTTCACTTGTCTGCCAACCAGTGTAGTGTCTAGGCAGGCAGAACGCCGCATTCATCTTCCAATCTTGTTCGTACGGCGAGCGTAGGTCTTTCGCCTCGCTGTATTGTGATAAAACATCCTTCGGATTTGGCCGGTCGCTACTGCCTAGCCGCGATATCGAGACTATATTTGCGCCCTCATAAGCCATCATACACCCCCGCCCGCAGAAGAGAACAACCCCGCCGTATACGACTTGGTGGGGTTAGGCGCTCCACCACCCATGACGGCTGACGCGTATGACTTCCCTGTCTGCCCACGTGTTTTCTTGTACTGGGCGAACGACACCGCATCGAGGACAGGGTTGCCTTGTCGCGTTGGCGGCGGTGGGGCAGGCGTGGGCGGGGGAGCCTTCTTGGAAGAACCCCCGCCGAAAAGGAAGCCCATTGGCTGATCCTTGTGACAAACGCGTTACCGGAATACGCTGGGGGCTACATACACCCAACGCGTTGGACACACAATGGATCAATCTTCGACCGACAAGCAACTTGCTGAGTTCGCCGCGAAGTACCGCGATGACCCATATGGGTTTGTGATGATAGCCTACCCGTGGGGTGAACCAATCCTGCCTGACGGCACATATAACCCACTGGGTAAACGACAGGGACCAGAGCCATGGCAAAAGCGTTTGTTATTGAAAATCGGGAAACACGTAAAGGAGAACGACTTACGGATTGGTCTAGGTTTGGAACCGCTGGTGTGGCGAAGCGCCAGGAGTTCTGGTCACGGAGTTGGAAAGAGCGCATTGGTCGCGTGGATAATCCAGTGGGTGATGGCGACACGAGCTATGGCAAGAGGCGTCATTACCGCAAACACGCAAAAACAGCTAGAAGATAAGACATGGCCGGAACTGGCCAAGTGGCATAAGTTGTTCCTCTTTAAGCGGTGGTTCAACTGGCAAGCCACGTCGTATAGCTCGGCACTTGTGCCGGAACAAGAGCGCAAAAACTACATGATGACGGCAATGACCGTGGGAGAAGACAATGTTGAAGCCTTTCAAGGGCTACACAACGCAGAGAGCACCGTCCTCATGGTATTTGATGAAGCATCAGGCATTCACCCCAAAATATGGGAAGCCGCCGTTGGAGCCACCACAGATGGAGAAGTGTTCTTTCTGGCATTTGGCAACCCAACACAACCAACTGGCGAATTTGCTGATTGCTTTGATAAGCACAGTGGTATGTATGATCTTGAATTTGTGGATAGTCGTGATGTATCTCATACCAATAAGTCGGCACTGAACGACATCATAACGATGTATGGAGCGGACAGCGATGAAGCCAGAGTTCGCGTCTATGGACAATTTCCGCACCAAGCATTCAACGAGTTTATTGGTAAGGATTTGGCAAGGGATGCTCAGACAAGAGAGCTACATATCGATCCCGCCGCAGCCCTCATTATGGCTGTGGATGTGGCGAGATATGGAGGCGACGAGATTGTTATCGCATACCGGCAAGGACGAGACGCAAGGACGAGGAAGAGGTTAATTTTTAAGGGACTATCGACAGTCCAACTAACCAAGGTCATCGTACGGGAATACCAGCAACACCACCCTGACGCAGTTGTGGTTGAAGCGCCCGGTGGGGGCGATGGGGTCATAGACCAGCTACGGGAGAATTTCCACATCAAGGTCTTCGAGTTCTGGCCCGGTGCAATGTCGTCGAAGCCTGAGATGTATTACAGGAAGCGGGACGAGATATGGCATCTTGGGAAAGAGTGGTTGGTGGACAATGGCTGTATAGACGATGATGACGAGTTCTTTCAGCAACTGACCGGCCTTCAGTATAGCTACGACCGGTTTGAACAGAAGCTGAAGATGGAGAGCAAGGAGCTATACAAGTCGCGGACAGGCGAGCATTCGCCAGATAGGGCCGACGCGTTCATGCTGACGTTCGCAATCAACGTGGTGAGACGTGATATCGGGCTGGGATGGCGGGCGCAGAGAAACCAAGCACAGGTGGAGTATGACGAGTTCACATTCTGACCAAGAGATTATATCTGGTCTTCACCTACTGAAGATCCTGATCATGATCAACATAGACCAACCAGAGAGTTGGCGGGCTTTAGTCACTGATACAATCAAACGCCTAGAGGAGTTGAGCGATGACGGTTCCGTACGACATAATGGCCGACGTGTTAGGCGCACTGGACAAGATCAGTCGGGGTAAAGTCCCGACAGTAGCCTGCGACGAACAGGGACTGGCGTACAGCACGTTTGTCACATACACGAAGAAGTACCCGCAACTGAGTATGCTAAGGCAGGAAGCCGAAGATCGGCTTTACGACCTGATGGCAGAAGCCCTACCCAACATATTCAACCACCACATCTACGGTGTTGAAGACCCGAAAGAAGCGAGTGTGGTCAGCAGCAACATCAAATGGCTTTTAGAGAGGAGAAGGCAGAAGGCGTATGGCGCACACTCGACAGTCGAACACCATCTGACGGCTGACAGGGAGGTATTGGACGCGTTACAAAAAGCGAAAGCTAGGGCGCAGGGTTCTGTCATTGACGTTGTGGTCAATGACATTCCTGCTCTTGACCACCCTAATGTCATTGACATTGACGTAATAACCTCTGGTACGGAAATTGAAGAGGACATCCGCGACCTGTATTAACTGACATTCCTGTCAAAAAGAAAAGAGCCGCGTTTAGCGGCTCAGTTGGTTCAGGCAGACAACACATTCCATCCTTTGGCGGTAGTTGAACTGGGTTCCCTAGTCGGGAGGAGCCGCCCGCCACGGTCTGAGGGATTATCCCTCCAACACGTTTATAGCTTATCGGTGGCGTTCGCACCACAGCATTCCGACTTCCTGCCGTTCGCAGCACTTGGCGCAGCGATGGCGTCGAACCTCCATGGGTGAGGACGGGCGCGGCGGGGCAGGGAACGCGGCCAAGAGGTTTCTCGCTTCTGCGGCTAGTCGGGCTTCTCTCCTAGCCTCGCGCCGTCTACGCGCCCTCCTGACGGCTTCCGGCTCCGCTGGCAGTCCAACAGCCAATCTACGATCCTTGTACCGGCGCTTCTCGGCGGCTCGCATGGCGACGTGCTTGGGGCAGCGCCAGTTGACCACCCCGGCTCGTTTGTTGGCCTTGCAGGCTGAACAGGTCATCAGGACGGATTACCATAAAGTGGGTGGGGGGCCAAAATACTTTTTGGGAGATTTTCGCGGAATTTTTGGGGGGATCGCGGATTGAGATAGGACCGCGAAGAGCGCAACCTGGGGTTGTAGGAATCGCCTCCCATGGGGGTCGATTTTCCAAAATTGCCTGTCAATGCTTGACTGTTGCATATATGTCACACATCTATACTGTACTGTTGCATATATGTACTTTACTATACTGTCAGCCTATACACTAAGCTTGTCAATAGGTCATAGTGTCGCACACGCGTATGGTGTACAACTTATACACGTGAGAACGTTGTTCCTAATAACACTGTGTCAAGGGTATATGATTGCTATTATATACGCTCTCGTAGTGACACCGACATATATTCCTATACACGTTTGGCGATACACTGCTAACGCGTTGCGTACGTGTACGGCGCTAACGCGTTGCGTCCATACACGCTATCAACGCGTTGCGTACACAAGTCATCATACGTCTTACGTATTATGTAAAGTGATCATATGATCATACGTCAAATGATATGATGACTTATCATCATATGTCATATGCGTTTCGCCACGCGAAATATGGATAGGCTGATAGGCTGATAGCTGTTTGACCACTCTCACGATTGGCGAGATTGAGAGGCTGAGAGGCTGAAAGGCGGCATAAGGTAAGCTTAGGCTCGCATAGGCACTGCCTCATGAAATTGCCGATAGCGGAAAAACATTGGCACTGCGTGCCGTTCGCTGATGCTCACT